GCCAGAGACCCATATAACCGAGGTTGCATCTCATGCAACAAAGGTGCAACCGACCATTTTGGAGACCCAAAAACAGGCCGCAAAGCAGGTCGGAAAGACATGGGCGGAGCGTGGTGAGGCGTATCGTAGTATGATGTTCGAGAAAACCTCTGAACTTATGCAACAGGCTACGCTCGCTCCTCCCAAGAACTGGAAAGATGCGGATATTGTGGATAAGATGGCTCGCAGGGCGGCAGGGTTGGACAATCTCGAAACACAGGTAAATACAATAATAGGCATTGGTAGTCTTGAGGACGGGCCTGTTAAGGCTGATTTCGAGGGTGATTTTGTCCAGAGTGTGTCATTACTCGACAGCCCTGCAGAGGGTGAGCCTACGGGTTAGCAACCCGTCAACTGAGGCCAAGTGGACTCTATCTCAGCGATTCTGGCCACAGCTTTAGCTACCGCTTGTTCGCGGAGCCAGCCAGCTCGTGAGAGATCAGCTTTGAACAAGGCGATCTCCATGCGGAGACGCACCTCGCTTGGGTCAGGCAGCTTGGACTTTGGGATGTATTCGGCTCGTTCACTGCGATAGAGCCTGCATATCTCTTCAATCTGAGGGTAATTAGAGCGGACAGATCCGCTGGGCATATAGGTTTTCATAAGACTACAACCCCTCCCCCGAAGGGGAGAGGCTAGGTGTCTGACGAAATCCGTTAGGATTGTGGGGCCACAAGTGCCTTGAGTTCAGCAAGCTCCGCTTGGAGTGCGGCAATCACGGCATTCTTTTCGGCGACATCCGACGCAGCAATGAATTGCTGTTCAGGGCGGACATAACGAGTCGTCATAGAAGTGCCTTTGGCACTTGCGTCGGTGTAATCTGGAACGAACCCATTGCTTCTAGCAATAGACACAATCTGCTCGTGCTTAACCCAGCGAACATCAGCTTCACCGGAGAGGATTTCATTGACCTTATAGGTCAACTCTTTGCCCTTGAACCCAGATTCCCGAAGGGAAGCACGGATTTCACTTGCGGTTTGATTGCCATTGTATGCAATCCTTGAGCCGAGGTCTTTGCCTTTAGCAGAAAGACGATTAGTGATGGGGCCGACATTAGCTAGTTCTTTAGTGATCATAACTTTACTCCTGATAATGGAATCCTCCTACTTGACTTGGCTCCAACTCTCCAACGGAGAGCGGTGCATAGGAGAACTCCAGACAGGAGTTGTGCAGGGTGTATTGATATTGAGGCAAACTGCCGTAAATACACTTCAGAAAACTTCTTACTGCACAACTCAAGTGATGAGTTTACATTTCCCATACTTTAATCCGGCGTGGGGTGCTCGCTGATATGTTCCACATATCTTCCGATTTCGGCGAGGCTTTCTGTTCTGCGAAACATACTTACCCTGATCGCTACGGCATGGTCACGGCTTAATATAGATTAAATCTATAAAGTCTTTCGACGCTACCAGTCCCATCATTTCCAGAGCGGACTAACCCTTTCGGGTTTCTCTGTTCCTTCGATCCTATCCATTCTCTTTTCCGACTTTTCGCTTGCAAGGTGCATCAGTTCTTCCATCCACATCATCTACTTCCGTTTGGGATCTATCCTGATGTCTTGCTTCGAGTTTGCCGAGGCATTCAGACCGATTCGATTGTCGGCAGGGCTTCCATCCTGCACTGCAAAGAGCGATGCCATTCGACCGAACCGATCGACGGCAAACCAACCCCCCAACCCTCAGCGAAGCTGAGGGCCTGCGTGCGCGGGCCGCGCTACGCGGCGTGCATCATGCGCGCACACACCACGCGGGTAGGGGGGTGGGGCCGTGGCGCAGGATCGAGCACTATACATAGATAGGTTGAAAAATTTTTTTCCGAAAAAGCCTGCAACCCCGCTCGGGAACAAATCAAAGCATCCGCGTAAAAATGGAACAAAACTTCCCGCTCGGGAGGGCGGCAAAACCAAGTGGTGATGTGGTGAGGGTTGGTGAAGGCATTTTTGAGCAGGCATCACCACACTTAAGTCGTTGATAATTTTTATACTTATATTTAAAATGGTGATGGTGGTGATGGTTTATAATAAAAAGGGGGGTATAATAGAGAAATAGAGAAAGCCCACACGCCTGACGGACGGAACAGCGAAAACAGCGCCGGAAGCACGGTATAGCCAAAAACCATCACCACCATCACCATTTGGGGTCATCCCTTTCGCCCTGTTGCCCTTACATTGGTGGGGGATGGTTTGGTGGGGTGATGGTTGCCCCGCAACCTTGGATACTATGATGCGTTTAAGCGTATATGTCGAGTTTATGCGCTGAACGCTATTCGCGAATGGCGATTAGTGCCTAGTCTGCTTAGAAACTGGGCTGCAAGTCTAGCGTGACTTGAACTACTAGGCTTTTCCTAACAGTTGCCCTACGGCTTGGAGATTATCCAGAGAGTCTTCCGGGCCCTGCCTTCCCTGCGACCCAGCCACGGGGCTGCATTGCTTTTGTGAACTTGAGCCAACCATACGCCCATTTGCGCTGCACTCGCCCTGGTAGCAAAGAAGTCCTTGCCGATTCGGAGTAGGTCTCCTGAGGTGCCCTCCCACACCTTCGCCCCATCTATGAACAGGATGCTGTCCTTCAGGTGTCGCAGGGTGTCAATGTCTTCTCGGAGGTGGGTGGCTGCTGCGAGACTCTGGCTGTGAGCCAGGATTTCTGGGTGGTGGAAGGACTTCACTCCATAGCGGCTTCGTGATGACGATGCCATGATGCAGGGTGGCGGGGTCCACTGGGAGAGCCACCTTAGAAAGAACGGCAGTTCTGCATTGACCTGTGCCTCGATGACGTGGTTAGGTGGGAAACTTGGATACCATTCTCCGAGTTTAAACAGCATGAGTTTATCTGTGATTGAATTGTCCGTGGTCGGGACGATCGAGAGAGACTCTTCGTCCGTGTTACAGGTGACGACTACCCTACCCTGCCACGGAAGCTTCGTAGCATCTTGGAACTTTGGATGGTAAAGGATCTCGGTTTGAGCGACGACCTTTTTAACGTTAGCTGAGAAAGTCTTTCGGCTAGTCCCGTCGATAGTGGCCATACCGTCGTCAACGCTCCACACTCCGACTTCGACTAGCTCCTTATTGAAGTCCCCTCCCCCTAGCAGGTATCCGCTCGCATCGCTATGTCCCCCTGAAATCTGGCCCATGATGAACGAGGATAGAAAGGTCTTACCCTGTCCCGCGCCTCCGGCGATGAACACCATTTGACCCGAAAGCAGCCGTCCCGCTCTGCCCGATTCCCAGAATCTTTTTAACCAAGCTAAGAAGTAGTCTCTTTGGCCGACTCCGTTTTCATCCACGGCGCTATCCCAGATACCAGGCTCCAGCAAAAACTTCTTGAGCCAGGGGAAATCCCCATCCTCTGCAGCGGGCTCCATCATTTTGCGTTGGCTGGTGTTTAGGTACTTGGCTCCATTGAAGTCTAGAATTTCGACCGGATTGTAGACGAACGGCGCTACGCACTGCACCCGCTTGGTCTGTTGGATTGCGACCATAGCCTTATCTACTTCGCTTGCGGTGTCCTTGTTACCGTTCTTGCTGGAAAGCCTGTACAGGACTTTCAACCGACGGCCCATCTCCTCGCTGACGAGTCGGCACCATAGGTCGTTGTCTTTGACCCAATAGGCGCGTCCGTCATACCAGAAGTCTGCTGCGGCAGCTCCGGTGCGCTCGGCTTCGTATTCCGAAACAAACTTTTTACCCAGTATCTCTACCCACGGCACAAAAGACTTACCTGCGCGGTCCGAGAAACATATAACCCCGTGCTCTCCCATGACTGCACCGACACGGTCAATCCCGTCGTCGATCCAGAACAGCGGCACGCGTAGACCTTCTCTAATGTCGCCCTGCAGCTTTCCTGGGAACTGTTTCTCGATCTCGGCTGCGATGCGATCGTATGGGATTGAAGTATTGTTATCCGATACCTTCTTGGCTTTAAGCGCGGATTCGGCCAGCCAATGATGGACCACATTACATGAGATCGGAAGGGAACCTGGAATCTGCTCCCAGTCGCTACCGATCTCGAACACCTGGTTTGACTTTAAGGAGGTCTCGTCAAAATGTGGCAGCAGTTTCTTTACACGCAGTTCTTTTGCTGCGTAAGCCATGAAAGACTCGTAGAGACCCTTGTTGTCCAACATCAGCGGCTCTTCGAACTCCCACACCACACGAATCCCCCCGCTGAATGTTTGAGAGATTCCTGTGGGCTCCAGCCCAGCCGGGCAGTTGTTAGCGAGGATCTGCTTCGCGTCGGCGATGGGAACTACCGAGTCATAGTCGGCAATAATGCCGTGTTGGTACTTGACCGGATTTGTTTCCGAAACTCTTAGGGATGGGGTGAGCCCCTCTGCAAAAGTATAGAAGACCCAGTCGGTGTTTGGGTCGGAGCACCAAACCCGATAAGCTTCTTTAGTCGCCCCCGACTGGAGTCCTGGGCGCGGCGGGATACTGGCTTCCCATGGCTTGCCTCCGATGTCGAAGGCGTCGTTGCTCCTGAGGTTCTTGATTGCGAGATAGGTCGTCTGTGTTGGCATTTTTGTTACTGTGATATTATACCCCTGCTAAATTAAAATGGCGGCTCGTCTGGGTGCGCGTGGCTATCGCCTTCCATTCTTGCTAAAAGTGACATCATTTCTTCAAAAGCAGCGTCAAATTCAGCATGGATGTCTTCTTCGTGAGCTCCAGCGTCTATGGCTTTTCGTATAGGGCTTTCTGCGTCATCTACAGCCCAGTTGAAAAATATCTGCTGCCTATCGTACCTAGACCATAAAGGCTTGTTTCTGTATTCGGCTTTGTGCTCGACCACAGCCCACTTTGAAGCGTATTGTGCGATTGTCATTTTCCGTATTTGTCCTCGATACTTCCTTCGGCGGCGAGAGGCAGCCCAGGCATCCATTCCGGAGTCTCAGACATTATTTCGACAATATTTTTTAGAGATTGTTCAGCCTCTTCTTCGCGAGTTAGACACACTACCTCATCATGGACGGAAAACAAAATCGTGTGTCCGGCAGCCTCTATATTAAGTAGCTTTTCAGCAAATACTTCTCTTGCGGTAGCCTGTGTTAAATTTTCTACAAGCAGCCCATACCAGTACTTCGAACGCATCATTTTTCCGTTTCGGCACGTGACGGCGGTGAGCCCTCCCCCTGCGTTGCTGGCCGACCAATAGGTGATCTCTCTTCCGCTCGGAAGCTCTAAGCTGAAGTCGGCCCCCCGCGAAGCGTGCCGCTTCATCGAGGTCTCCAACGCCTTCCACAGAGCCTTAAGCTTTGGGTTTTTGGTCCTGAACAGCGTTGTCAGTCGCTCTGCCTCGGCCGCCTCTGTCCCTGAGACCATGCTAAACTTGGATGCCGACATACCGTACCCCAAGCCCAAGTTCAGCTGCTTAATCATTAACCTTTTTGCAGGGTTTTTACGTAGCGGGTCCGGCCCTTCGTGCAGGCCCCAAGCTCGCGCCTGAGCGTCATAAAGGTCGTCGCTTTGACGGATATAGTCTATGAGATTTGCGTCAGAAGACAGGAAAGCAAGACAACGAGGTTCAATCTGGCTTAGATCGACCGCTACAATCTTGGTGCCTTTTGGGGCTTTGATGAGCCCGCGTAGGTCTACCCCGTATAGCTCTTTCCTATTCAAGTTTTGGAGGTTCAACCCTGCATCCCCGCTCCACCGTCCCGTAGAGCCAGCTCCAAAGTATTTTAGGGAAAACGGCATCCACCCATCCGGCTTGGTTCTGTTGATAAAAGTGCATACTTTTTTCAACAACATATTGCAGCGTCTCCAATCTCGCATGGCTCCGACCCAAGGATAAGTTTCTCCGTATTTGTCCTCCCACCGCTGGCACTCTTCGCTATCCACGGCCAGCGACTTTGGAGGCTCGATCCCTACTTTACGGCATTCTTCTGCCAGCGCTTTTGGGGATAGAATCTTAGCGTCCTCTTCTTTAGCCCAAGGGATGCTTTGTTCCGCGTTCCAGATAAGCCCCTCTAAATGCTTTTTGTATTGCTGAGCTTTTTCTATGTCCACAGGAACTCCGCGCATTCCTATCTCCCTTGTTTGCCTAGACAGCTCCCTTTCGTGCCACGGCCATTTGTGTCCGAACTCCAGCCACAGTTTCAGAGTCATCTCAGCGTCCTTGATGGCGTAGTCGGTGACTTCTTTTTTGAACTCCGCCGACATCGTCTCCCACTGCTTGCCCTTCATGTTGGCTCGGGTCTTTTTGTCTACCTCGATGCCAAGCAAGCTTTGTGATGCTCCAGCCAGCGACCCTGGACGCCCCATATATCTAGCCATGTCTAGGACATCGACGACCTCTTTAAACCCGAGATCTTTTGGTATGTTCCCCTTCTCCCCTTCAGCCTCTAGAACTGTGAGGTCGTAGCCCGCGTTGGCCATGACTATAGTCTTACCTCTCAGGATGCCCCAATCGAAATCTTTTGGGTTTCCTGCGTACTTAAGCCCATCGGACCCCGAAATTGTGAGCATGTAATTTTCGGAAGCCCGCGTGTACTTCCACGCTCCCATTGTGGTTATACTGAGTTCTGAATCGTAGTAATTTTCAGTATCAAGGGAGTAGATAACATTTTGCATAGGTCTTTACATCTGTTAGCATTGTATTTTATTACGCATTCCTGCAGCCAAGCCCGTCTGTATTCGGGGTTGTGTATACAAAGCCATCTGTGGCAAGCTCGTTCTGTAGCTTCTAAAAGCTTTTTATCGGAGGACATTTTAGGGGAGTTCGAAGTGGGGTGATCAACAGAGGGAGCCAATGCAGTTAACCCTAGTCGCAGAACATCTCTGCGCTCTACGCCCCCACTTCGAAATTTCTTGTTTTAGGAATTCAACTTCAGGATCGAGGCAAAGAACTCAGCCGCTTCCGGAGTGTGCCTACCTGCAAACGTAGCACGTGGCGCATACCATGAGTTACGCGCGTTCTTCCTGATCTCGCTGCCCACAAGGTAGTGCCCTGTATGCAGACCGTTTCGGAGAGTCATCGCCGAGTCGCTAATGATTCGTTTCCCAAGGGCCGTGTAACTGGAGCTAGCCACAGTCCACATTGCGACCGCATAAAGAGCGTCCGCGAACTGGTGCGGGAACAGGTCTGTAAGTTCGTCCGGAGCTTCGATATTCTCAGGCAGCTTGACCGCAAACGCAATGTGGGCGATCTCCTGAAAGTAGTTCTCGTCACCGTATTGCAACGAGCCCCCGGCCTCACGGACTTGTTCAGCAGTGTCGTAGACCTCTGGCTGCTCTGTGTTGTCGCCTTCACCCCAAGCGGTCTTTTTCTGGTATTGCTTCCTGAGTTGCAGCGGAGTCAGGTCCAACGTGTTTTGGGGCTTACCGTCCGACAGCACGAACGTCTTCTCAAACACAATGCTGCCAGGTTGGAAGTTGTCTGCCAGCGAGCCTACTTTCTGCACCAAGTTGAGTCGTGGAAGCTTGATGTCACGCATAGAGACTTCTCCAACGATGCCTGAAGCCACGGCTGGCCCTTTAGGCACGGCTACCGCGTTGTTGAATCCCTGGTCTACTACAGCCAGCGAGCTTTCTGTCGTGTCACTAGGATATGATACCTCCTGCGCGACTGTTTCTTGTTTCTTTGTTGGGGGCTTAGCTGCGAATGATATGGACGCCATATGTTTTGGATGTTTGGATTTTTGGTTGTTTGGGTTGTTAGTTTTTCTCTTGCTTGAGGACAAATGTGGTGCCCTCTTGCTTGAGACAGCCTGCGTCCGTAAGTCGGTCGACAAGCTGTTGTTTTGCTTGGCCTTTCTTCCCTTTTGGGACCGACTCAGCAAAATAGTCTTCTAGGTCCGGCACACTTACTTTTGTGCAGGCCGCTAGAAAATCTGTGAGCGACACAGTATCTTTAACTGCGTCGTATGCTTGAATAGCTGATGTAATTTTTCTTGGGAGCTTTTGCTCTTGCAGACGGAACCCAGGAAGCTCCCACCCCTCGTTAACAGCCCTTTCTCTGGATAGCTCTCTAATCCCTGCAGCCCAGCTCTCCATTATGGGGGCCAACTTCAAAAGTTGCGCCAGCTCCTCAGAGTCGGCCTTGTCTCCGGTAATATCGTTTGGAACCTCAAAACCTGTCTCGGGGTATTTATTGGCAATAAGAAGCGCCTTCTTAGCTAGTGCTGGGCACTTGGCTTGGTTTCCGCAGTAGTCGCATACCCCTGCTTGCGGGTTAAAGATCTTCCCGTCTTTCGCTCTCTTAATAATTGTTTGGAGCCGAAGTTGCATCTCAGGGAGTTGCTCCCGTTTAAATACCGCGTAGCTAACCTCATCACGCACCGGCATAAGGAAGTAAAACTCAATAGTGTCTACATCAAACTTTTGAAATGCACCAATTGTGTAAGCCCAGGCTTGGGTGTTTATCTCCGCGTCTTCGACAGCTCCGTAACCTGTTTTGTGGTCTACCAATCGCATCAGTTTTTTCGGAAACCCAAGACAAAGATCGACGGTTCCAAAAGTGCTTTCTCCACCACCCAAATCTATGTCGAATCGTACCTCTTTGTGTTTAAAAGAGTGGCCTGATTCCAGTTGTGCTACATAGTCGTAGCACTTTTGCGCGATGGCTTGTTCGTCTGGGTCGACAAGCCTAGAAATATCTTCTGCTTCGAGAGCCTCGTGGATTCTAGTTCCGCGCTCTGCCGCCCAGTTAGTCCCCTCTCTTGGGAGGTATCCTGGGCAAACTTCAAAATTCTTTAGTGCTGAGGGGCTATGTTCTGCGTGAGCTCGCGAAGCGTGATCTATTTCTGGCATTGGTGATGTTACTGTGTTGTCAGCTGGGTAATATACCCCAGCTCCGTCTTTAGACAACGAACTTTTAGATCCGTTCAAAATTTCTTGTGCTTTAATTTTTTCTTTTACAGATTTCGCTACTTTCTCTTCAACGGTGCCCTCGGCGACTAAAATTCTTTGAATGGCTGGGCTTTTTCCCCCCGCTCTATGGATTCTCCCTAGAACTTGCACCATAGATTTTGCGTTAAAGCTCGGGCTTATAAGTGCGGTTCTCGGCCTTTCTCCGGTTGTGTCGTGTAGAGAGACTCCCACTCCCCCAGCCTCCATGTTGCAAAGTATCACTCTTGAGGTGTTATTTTGGAACCTCAAGATAGAAACTTCCCTTTCTTTTTCAGACTGTTTCCCGCGTATTACAGAAACTGTGCTTTCTGTTTTTTGCAGTCTATCTAAAATAGCGTTTATTGTGGCGTCAAAGTTGACAAATACCGCAACATTGCGGTGTTCGTCGTTAACAATCTCCTCAATTGTATTACAAATAAGAGGCACTTTGTATAACTCCACTGCTTGCCGTGCCCTGAGTTGAGCAACCAAAGCTTTTGCTGCTGGGTTGTCGCTGTCGTCGGCCATCTCTTTTTTCAACCCCTCAAGCTCAAGCTCCATTTCCTCGTACAGCTCTTTAATTTTACCGTCGTCCGAGAAGTCTAGCGGGTCATCTATAATGAAGTTGTCCGCGAAGTGCCCTTTCATGTCGTCTACAGTCATTCTGCCGCCCTTATTTGGCATTATTTGGTTGTGGATTTTCTCTAAAGCCCCCGTTTTCCGTCTGTCGAACTCCATTGCGCCCCATGGATTAGGTCGACACCCGTGCGATCGGCACCAGTTCCAAAATTTAGGCAGCTCGAACAGCCCTAATAAGAACCCAACCCCCCTCAATTCGGTTGGGTCGTCTGCGATTGTCGCCGAAAGCATCAAGTTGTAGTGGCTTTTTGATGCAATCAGCATTTTTGTGTTTTGAGCGGAGGGGCTTTTGCACCTATGGGCCTCGTCCCACACTATTAAATGCTCTTCGTTTAGGCCCCACTCCCATTTTTTACTGTTCCATGCGCCTAGACCAGACTTTCCAGTGCGTAACTTTTCGTAATTTATCACGGCAGCCGAGGGAACCCCCTGTTCTTCTAGCTCTTTTCTCCAAGCGGGGATAACTGCTTTTGGGCACACTACAACGACTGGTCTACCGAGCTTTTTGGCGACCATTATTGCGCATAATGTTTTTCCAGTCCCCGTCGCTGAGGCATCTAAAGCCGCCTTGTTCTTTACAAGAGAACTATACAGCAGATTTATGTGCGACTGTTGTACTGGGTACGGAGTTTTCATTATCTAATTTAGCCATTAGTCGTTGCAGCCAGTTAGATTCGCTTGTCCTAACTTTTTTAGGGCGCGCCTTAGGGCCGGGTTTTTTCTTTTTTGGCACTTTGTCGGGGCCTGAGTTTCTGTAGGGGTAGAGATCTACGTATTCGTAGGTGGTAAACTTATTTCCGCAGAACTGGCATTCTCTTCGACGGCGTTTTCTATCTCCCGTCATCCTGGAGTCCGTAATCTTAGTCGATGTTTTTTTGACGTTGCAGTGAGGGCACGTCATAGTTTGTCGGGCCCAAAATCGTCTTGCGAAAACATCGGCTTTCCGTTTTGATCTAGAAAAGGGAAATGCCTAAGGCACGAGTATGCTTTGTCTTTAAACTCTTGAGAGGTTTTGGGCCTAGTTTTAGAGACTAGAAGCTCTCTAAGAAACTCTCTAGTTTTTTTAAGCGCGTGGTATTGTTCGTGCCTTAAGCTCATTTTTTTATCCGCCCGTTTGCGTCCCACCTCCCCAGATCGCTAAGCTCCTCTGTCTTTTCTCTCCACTCTTCTCTAGACATTGTGCCTGCTATGTACATGTCGTTTATGTACCGCTGTTCTTCAGCTCTGGTTCTGTTTGGGCCCGAATCTTTTTCGTTCATAGTTCCCAGCCTGTAGACTTAGTGTAAGTGGTGTTTGTTGTTGGGTTGTATAACCAGTCTTTGCGCGGCCTGCCCCTTCTTTTTTTTGCTATCAATTGTGGGGATTTCTCCTCTGGGAAGTACCTAACAGAGTCGTAGATTCCTTTGAGCCACATTTTAAATCGCTGCTCTATGGTCTGATGCTTCCAGACTATTTGATATAGATCTGGGGTTTGTTTTTGGGTTTTGTATTTTTTTCTAGTTTGTGTTTTCATTTTTTTCTTTCTTGTAAATCTGCATGTCTAAATATTAGAGCTGCATCCGCGTTTGATAGGGTTATTTTTTGTGTCGGGTAGAGCCTTTGAGCTTCTGATTTTAGTTTATTTTTCCATTCGGGTTTGCTCATTCCTTTGCTGCTGCCCATTCCTAGTGCTTTTTGCCACGTTTGAGGCGTGACTAACACCAGCTGAAACTTCAAAGCCATGAGCATCCCTTTTAGCACTCCCCAGTTTGAGGCGTATGTAGCCATAGCTGAAGACGGCATTGGGTTGCCTGTAAACTTAACTAAGTTTTCTAGGTAGCATATCCGCTCATCAGCTTCCGACATGCTGATCATTTCTATCAGGCTTAGTAAGTCCCCTTCGGTTTCCGGAAGCGGCCCAGTTAATGTTGTACCACCGCCAAACCGGACCATGTAACCTCCGTTCGCCCCTGGGTCTATTCCTACGAGAGTTGTCATGTTATTAGGATATTATACCCAAAGCCCTCGTTGCCGCCCTTCTAGCGGCAACGGAGCATCCTTGGTCGAGCCACCACTTAATGTCCGACTCTCGGAATTTAGGTCTTCCTGCGTTCCTGATGAAAGGTAGCGGGTTTTTCTTTTGCGACATAAAATTGTCTATGGACCTAATAGTGGTGCCCAGCCTGTTTGCTGCGCCTTTTTTGTCATAAAGGACATCATCCGCCGTTAACTCTCCGGTTGCGTCCTCCATGCTAATCTCTACGCGGCCTCCTTGGAGAACTTTTACTCTGAACGATCCGGCGCATTCCACCACTAGCTTTGGTGATATTGTCATATGACTGCGTGGTAGTGCCCTTTTTTGTCGGTTCTGATCTCGTTTAAAAGCCGCCTGAGAGCTTCCTTTGCGATTTGATCGCGAGTCAGCCCTGTTGTTTCGGAGGCTTCGTCTAATACGGTTTCATGGTGTTGTGGCAGTTCGATTGATACGCTTGTTTGTGTGTAGTGTGGAGTTGACATGTTGTGCTAGAACAGTTGAGTGTTAGGGTGCTATTGTCGGCTTGGGTTTGTGTTATCGTGGTTCATTTTTTGTATTTGGGATATTATACCAAAATCAATAAATAATTTTGGACGCATTAAATATTTATTTTGTTGTGTGACCTTCATCTGGGCGGGGTTGTCTTTCTAGAATAGTCTTGCCTTCGGTTCTGAGCTCTTTGGCAAGCCGGTATACTGCCTCTCGAAGTAGGACTGATGCGGTGAACCCCATCATTTTTGCGTAGTCTTCTAGGTCTTGATAATCTTTGCTGTCGACGATGAAGACCGCTCGCCGACGATCATCTGCTAGTTTATTTGGCATGTTAGTGTTTGGTTTTCTGGTTTGATACCTGAATATGATACCCAGATATTTTTCGTGTCAACAGTTTTTTTTGGTGTTGACGGTTCTCTTATTTTGTACCTTTCTTTTTTGGTTTGATCGCAAACCACTTTTTAGCCTCGCTCTCAAGAGCGTTGGCCTTGTAGTTCGCTTGAACTTGTTCGGGAGAGTTTCCGCATTGCTCCGCTACTTTTGCGGCGTCTCGGAGGATTGCCATTTGGTAGGACACATATGAGTGCCGAAGTCCGTTGTGTTTCCATAGTACCTTTGCATCTTTAGACAACCTGTTCGTCATTTTGTTCGGATTTTTTGAGGGGCATATGGGGCCCTCTTTTTTTCCGCTGTAACTTTTGAGCCACAAAACGAGGTTGTCCGGCATTTGCGCAACTCTTCGGCGCTTTGTTTTTGTGTGCCTGGCGTCGAGCACAATTACTTTTTCGTCGAACAACACCGACTCCCACTCTAGTCGAGGAATCTCAGCAGATCGAGGCCCCGCAAACGCGGCGATAGCGATGTATGGCATCCAATCTTCTTCGACAGTGTCGAGAAGTTTTTGTAGCTCGGAAGGTGTGAAAATTCCTGGGGATCCAGTCGTCTCCGATTTGTATGTGGACGATTTTTCTACGGGGTTCGCCATGTTGGATGGCAACCGTTCTTTTTCTATCGCCCAGTTGAAAAGCCGCATGATCGAACTTCGATGATTTATGCGCGTTCGATTTGACCAGCTCTCATGCCCCTGAAGATACCTATCAATATCAACGGCCCGTATTGACTCCATCGGAACCTTCATGCAGTCGGCGAATTTGTTTAGGTGCCCCCTAAGCGTGGAGATGTCTCGTGGCTGGTTACCAAGTTTTTTCACGCCCTCCATAAATTCGTCTTTGACTTTCTGGAGGGAAACTCCCGATTTAGTCTCACCGTGCATCCGCATGTAGTAATCTACGGCGTCTAGTAGAGACACGCCGTTGAGCTTTTGTTCACAGGTCTCGTAGTAGAGAGCCTTGCTGGATGAAATCGCGGTGGCCAACTGCTCTCCTTTTTTGAACTGCTCCTGCACGAGTTCGGCGTGATTTAAGGCAGCCATCTCGTCGGAGAAACTGAGACGATGCCTTTTTCTGCCTATTGACCAGGCCACCACATACACTACCCAAGCCCCCCGGTTGGAGTTTTTATAAATGTGAACCTTCCCGTAGCGAGAAACCAGATGCTTCGGGTATTCGCCGTTTGATTTTTGTTTTGGCATAAAATTTTCTGTGCTAGTATTGACACCACATGACAAAAAATGTTCAACGGTTTTTTTGACCGCTACCGCGATTAAAACCCCTAGTAACTCGTTGAAAGTATAGACGGACTAATGACGCAAAATACCAGAAAATTGGCGAAAAAACGGTACTTTATAACATCCTAGTGACATTCAATAATATACCACTTTTTATTTTAAATGTTTGATTTTGATATTTTTAACTTAGGTGTATTTCTAGGATATTACCCCAGTATAAACGGTTTTGTAAACCGTCGGTCCTCGGTTCGAATCCGAGTGTCGGCTCCCCTCCCCAACCCGCATGAATACTGGCTCTGCGGGTTTTTTCTTGTCGGATTTTTTAACCCGACAAAAACACTGACATGACACAATATTGACATGTTTTATTGTTACTTGGATATTATACCTTTATGAGTTCTATAACCGTAAACCCACCCGCACCCTCTTCAGACGTAGAACTGCAGTGGGGTGTTTGGTGGAAGAAAACTGACAATCAACTCATGCGGCATTTGAAGGCGTTCCGGTTAGGGCCTTCAGAGATCCCAGGCGGTCTTGGTAGAGCGGGGCATTTCAAAGCCATCTCGGACATGCTTTGGGGGCCGAACAACAAAAGGAAAAAATTTGTGTGGCACCCGTGGGCGGAACGAATGCTCGAAGAAGCTTGCGAGGCTATGGAAAAACCAAAAAGTTTTTTGGCGATAGCTGGGGCCGCCAGCACGGGCAAATCTGATTTTGGGGCCGTGTGGGCAATCGTAAATTTTTTATGCTTGCCAAGCAAAACAATGGTGCTCGTGACGTCGACATCTTTGAAAGATTCTCGGAAGCGCATTTGGGGAGCTATCCGAGATTATTGGCAGGCGATACCAGGAAGAGCCCCGGGCAAGCTCGTGGACTCCGTCGGATTGATTCGTTTTGATATGGGGACGAAAGATTCGACTGGTTCAGATCGCAGTGGAATTTCTTTGATCGCTGCCGAAAAAAGTAAGGACAAGGAAGCCTACGGAAAATTGATCGGGTTTAAGGCCCCTCGCGTTTTGCTGATCGCGGACGAGCTCCCTGAGTTGGGCGAGTCTGTTGTTGGAGCGGCGTATTCCAACTTGGCGGTGAATCCTTGGTTTCAGATGGTCGGTCTCGGAAACCCTGCAAGCTACTACGACGCTTTTGGCGTCTTCGCAAAACCTAAAGCTGGCTGGGCCTCGATAAACTCAGAGAGCGAGGAATGGGAGACTGACCGGGGGAAGTGTTTGAGGTTGGACGGCGAAAAGAGCCCTAACATTTCTGCTGGTTCGACGCTGTATCCGTGGCTGATCACTGCAGATTTTCTGGAGCAGCAAAGAGAATCTTTGGGTGAAAACTCTAACGCGTATTGGCGAATGATTCGCGGCTACTGGAGCCCCACTGGTGCGGCTGATGGGATATATTCCGAAGCGGACATTATAAAATTTAAAGCGGATCAACCCGCGATCTGGCTGACCCCTCCGGTTAAGATTGCTGCTTTAGACCCGGCTTTTACAAATGGCGGCGATCGAACGGCTCTTTATTTTGGGTGGTACGGAGAGAATGGAGACGGGCTGAAAACTTTGTGTTTCGACCGAGTTGAGTTTTTACGTGAGGACGTAACCAAGACTTCAGTACCTAGATCCTTTCAAATAGTGCAAACTTTTAGAGACCGCTGCATCAGTAATGGTGTGGCTCCTGAAAATGCTTGTTTTGACGCCAGCGGGGCCGGGAAGCCTTTTGGGGACATTGTGGCTAGAGAGTGGTCTAATAGGGTGGTTCGAATTGATTTCGGCGGTCAAGCTAGCGAACTCCCAGCTAGTGTTTCTGACCCCACACCTTCAAACGAGCGATACGCTAACAGAGTCACTGAGATCTGGTTCGGCGCTAAAGAACTGATGAGGACGGGGCAGATACGCGGAGTTACAGCTACCCTCGCTAGAGAGTTATGCGCTAGGACTTATTCCACTAAAAAAGGGTCTAACATGAGATTGGTAGCTGAGCCTAAGCCAGATATGAAAATGAGGATTGGGAAATCCCCCGATGAGGCCGACGCTGCGTTAATGTTAGTGGCGTTGTGTCGCGAAAAGTTTGGGTTTGGGGCGGATAGAAAGTCTGAAACTAAAAACAGTCCAACTGCTCGCAATTTAGGGGGCCTATTTAGCCGATTGAATCGCGCCAACTTGCCTAAAACCTTGTTAAGATAAAAAAAATTTGACAGTTGCTGAAGTGCAGTTCAATAATATCTGTTTAACATACCATCCATGATCATTGTAATTCCCGCATCCAGCGAAGACGCTGTCACAGAAAAAGGTTTGGAGGCCCTTATCAAATTTGGGCCGTATCAAAACCACGAAGCTGTAGTTGTAGCCAAGCCGTCCGACGAGGCTAACCTTAAAGTCGTGTTTGACAAGGTCCAGAATCTTTTTTCTAAAGTCTCCGCTTATGTTTTCAGCCAAGACGGCCCTTCCATCCCCCCACTAGACATCAATTTTTGTTGGTTTAACTCTGCGCATTACTTGAAGTATGTTGCTAATAGCGCGGCCCCCTGGCTTTGGTTTGGAGCTCAGGCTACGCCGTTGAAGTCGGGTTGGCTGGACTCTTTAGAGTCCGAGTATAACTTAGCTAAAATGCCTTTCTTGGGGGCGCTTGTGGACACTGAGCTAGTATCTGCTGATGGAGCTACGTATAAGGAAGGGCAACACTTAGTCAGGTCCGCAGTATACTCTCAAGACTACCTCCCTAACTCTTCTTTGGCGGCACACTCCCCGATGTTCCCCATCAATTATGAGGTATTCTGCCAAAACGAAATAGTTCCTATGGCTCACAACACTTCTTTAATTCAAGTAGATGGCGATGTTAAACCTTCTTCTGTATTGTACCACGGAGCCTTAAAAGAATTTGTTCTGGAGCCTACGGAAAGTTCGGTGAAACGTTCGGTGAAACTTTCGGTGAAACGTTCGGTGAAAGCCGAAGAACAACCTGAAAAAGCCGCCGTAGAGTGATTGGCGTTTATGTCTTCTTCTACAAACGACCTTCTTTTGGAGACGCTTGATGATAGTGGGACTCCCCCTAGAACTCGCATCAAAGATGCAAAGAGTGCGAGGGAGATCTACCACAGGCTTTTAAAAGCTGACGAGCAGTCTGCTAGAAACAGGGCGGCTATAGATGAAATGTTTGCCGGGGCCCCTCCTTACGATGATGCTGAGCTGAGGGCTACTGGACAGGCCGCTAGAGCTAATGTTAACTTTGGGGAAGCTGACGCACTACTGGAGTCTGCTTTGTCTGGGTATGTTGATTTGCTTTCCAGTGTCGAGGTTTTGATAAACTTCAAGACCAAGTTTGGCGACCCTCAAGAGAGGTTGGATTACGAAGACACTATTAGTGAAGAGATTACTCGTATGCTCCGTGGGTGGAACTCGTACACACCTAACTGGTTAAGGCTAGCTACACATTTTGTAGCGCACGGCGTCGGTTTTACGTATTTTGAGTCTGACTTGGACTGGCGTTGGCGCGTCGGTGGGTGGAGCGATTTTCTGATTCCCCGTAAGACTTTAGCTAGTGAGTCTGAGATAGAGGTAGCGTGTTGTTCTAGAGTTATGCAGGCTCAGCAGTTGTACCGTTTTATAGAAGACGAGCAGAAGGCTTTAGAGTTAGGGTGGAACGTTAGTGCGGTTAAGAAAGCTATCAAGGACGCTGTCTCCAACTCCCCTGCTTCTGGCGGGCACTCTACTGACTGGGAGGCTATTGTTAGGGAGATGAAAAGCAACGATCTATATGTTGGCGTGGCTACATCGTCTGAAATTAAAGTTGTGCATATTTGGAATGTAGAGTTCGACGGGACTGTTACTCATTCTATTATCCTTCGAGATGACGCTACTGATAAAGAAGACTTTTTGTATCGCAGAGTTGGGAAGTTTTCTCGTATGGAGCAGGCGTTTACAATATTTACATATGGCGTAGGGGTTAACGGCCAGTACCACAGTATACGAGGTTTAGGCGCTAAGATATTTACTGAAATACAAACCAGTAATAGGCTAAGGTGCCAGATGGTCGACGGAGCGCTTCTTAGCAGCAGCGTCATACTTCAACCAGCCAACGAAGACGCTCTCCAGAATTTGCAGTTGTCTTATTTTGGACCGTACAGCATATTGTCTCCTGGGGTTGAGATCCAAGAGCGGTCTATCCCTAACATGTCTACCAGTGTTCTTCCTGTGTTACAAGACATGTCTAGGTTGATTACGAATCGTACAAGCGGATACCAGGCTTCCGCTACAGAAGTTGACACACGCCAAAAAACTAAATACGAAATACAATCTCAACAAAGTGACAGAGCTAGGCTTAGCACTTCCGCGCTTTCTTTATTCTACGACCCTCTAGAGCGATTATTTAGAGAGGTTGTTCGTCGTGTATGCCGTAGGGATTACTACCCTTCTGAGCCAGGAGGAGACTCTGTTAGAGAGTTTAAAAAGCGCTGTTTTGAGCGAGGGGTGCCTTTGGAGGCGATATATCAGGTAGATCTGGCTCGTGTAACCGCTGTAAGAGCCATAGGCGCTGGAAGCGAGCAGATGCGTCAGTTAACTTTTGATGAGTTTAGCCAGATAGCCCCGGCGTTTGACGAGTTTGGCAGACAGAATCTTTTGAGGGATAGGGTGGCGGCTAGGATCGGTTACGCTAACTCCGACAGGTACGTACAGAAACCTACTTCTGAAAGCCGACCTTTGATGGACGAGAAGTTTGCTAATCTTGAGAATAACACATTGATGGCTGGGACCCAGCTGCCTACCTACCCTAACGATAACCACACTGTACATGCTAAGAGCCATATCGCTGCCCTGTCTCAAGGAGTTAACGGTTTGAATGAGGGCGCTTCCGACATAGCCACCGTGATTCCGGGGTTGGTTGCCTTGCTAGAGCACGCAACTTTACATATCGAAGCCCAATCTGCAGACCCAACAGTAACTGAAGAAGCAGCTGCAAATAGAAAGATTTTGTCTCAATTAACTGAAGTCGTCACTAATGGCGCTAAGCATGTTCAGAAATTAAATGAGCAGTCGGCTAATGTAGCTTCTGAGCCTGGTAATTCTGACCAGCAATCGGCTCTAGCTTCTAAGATAGAAGAAAGCAGAGTTAAGCAGAGGCTTATGATGGAAGAAGCGGACACCAAACGCCAGATTCGTATGGCTGATGCGGCTCAAGAACGGGCTTTTAAAGACGCCGATAAAGCTCAAGAGATTGCGTCTGGGGTGTAATATTCAAGTCACATGACGACAAAAGCAGATTGGGACCGTAATGAGTCTCTTCGAACTAAATTAGCAGATATTCTTAACGAAGAGCCGCTGAAACAAGCTTTAGAGGTTTGCCTCTCGATGGAGACAGACATACCTAATCACTTTGTAGGAGCAGTAGACATACTACATCAAGCGGCTCTTAGCGGGTCCGCTAGAGAAGGGTATTTCCGGTTTTACCGGAATTTAAAAGCGCTTACAAAAGAGCCAACCAAGCCCCTTGGTTTTTCGGAACCTTGGGGCCACGTTAAACCAACAAACCAAAAATAAATCATGCCAGATACAGAACCATCTTCGGATGCACAAACACACCAAGACAGCCAAGCTACAGAAACTCAACAAAACAGTTTGGGGGAAACGACCTCTCCTGAGCCTAACAGTGAGTATGAGCCGTCTTGGTTTGCAGCTTTAGATAAAGCTTTTGAAGAGGCCGAGGCCTCTGACGATCAAAAGCCTGAAGATAACGCTGAGGAAGAGCCGTCTAGTGAGGAGGATAAAACTGACGAGTCTACTGTTAAAGAGGTCGAAGACGAAACTAAGTCTATGACAGCCAACGCTGGGGCTAGGTTTAAAGAGATTAAAGCAGAAGCCAAAGCAGCACGAGCCAGAGTAGCGGAATTAGAAGCTAAAATCACGCAGCTAGAAAGCGCTAAATCTGAGACTTTGGAGGATCCTGAAAAACTAAAATCTGCGTTGTCCGAAAAAGAGTTGAAGATCTCTGAGTATGAAAAGGAGTTGGCCATTTCTAGGTTTGAGGCGACGCAGGAGTACAAAGAGTCTGTTGTCGCACCAATGGCGGCTATTCTAGGCGTTGTGGAAGAACTTTCTAAGGAGTACGACATTTCTGAGAGAGCTATTTTGAACGTGCTTGAAGAGCCAAACCATAAGAAGCAGGGGCAAATGATCTCCGATTTGGCCGGTAATTTTTCTGAGCGCGACAGGTTTAGCTTATATCAGTTAGGGGATGACTATGCTGCTGTAATTGAACAGAGAGATACTCTTAGAGCGAGGGCTTCTGAAGCTTTAGCTGCTAGAGATAAAGCTTTGCAGCTCCAAGAAAGCAAAAAATCCGAAGAGTCGAAAGCTGCGTGGGGGGATTCTGTTAAATCTGTTTGGGAGACGTTTAAAAGCAAAATACCAATGCCGGAATCTGCAGAGGAGAGGTCTAAGTTTGAATCTGAAGTGGTTTCTCAGGTTTCTAACGTTAATTTTGACAAGCTTTCTAATGAGCACAAGGCTTTTGCAGCGTACTCCGGCGCGGTACTCCCAGAAGTTATTAAAAAAAACAAAGCTTTATCTTCAGAAGTATCTGAGCTTAAAAACGCTTTGAAGAAATATCAGAAAGCCACCCCTGGCGCTGGAGTTGGAAGCGACTCTAAACCTAAAGATGTTGATTCTACGTTAAGTTTTTTGGACTCCATAGAAAAACATTTCGTCATGTAAAAAAAGTATTGACATCATTATGTCTTTACTTATTTTGCTATCGCGGTCTGGATACCGCTAAATATTCAGGACAATTCAAAGAGCTTAACGCCCCGCAAGGGGCCCTTCCTTGGCTCGGGAAGGGAAACAACAACCCAACCCAAAATTCAACCAAGAAAGTAATTTATGCCTTTCGATATTGATCATCTTTTGGTGAATGAGGCTAACCGTATCGGTCCTGACATTTACCATAAATCCCTTAACACGTCACCTTGGCTTAAGCTTTGCAAAAAAGCTACATGGCCTGATGAGATGGGCACTTCCATTTCCGTGATGACCTATCAGCGTTCGCTTCCTACTGCAGCTCAGGCGTGGTCTGATGTAGGTTTCAATACTGGCTCGGGCTCTAACTGCGTTCCTTCTGCCACTGTAGTTGAGTTCGCTCAGACCCTTCGTAACTTCAACCTTCAGCAGACTGCTATCGAGTCTCCGAAGATTTGCGTAAACGACCTTCGCTTCACTATGAAGCGCAAAGAGCAACTCTCCAACATCTTCCGTATCCTCACTGAGAATACAAGCTATGCGTGGATTGAGCGTTATCGTAGTGAATACAGCCGCTTGGCTGAAAACAAAGTGCTTCCTGTCACTGTTTCTACGACGGCGCAGTTGGTGTTCGGCACTGGCGGCAACTTCCCCAACGTTCCCGTTGGAGCTGCTCCTAGCCGCTTGACTCAGGGCATCCTTGATCGCTTGTATATGCGCCTCATTCGCGATGGTGCTGGCAACAATCCTTTCGGCCGCGAGAATGGCCGTCCTCAGTTCGCCATCATCACTAGCTCGGAGCAGAGCAACGGCCTCATTCTTGAGAACACCGCTGTTCGCGAAGACTACCGCTACAGCACCAAGGTTAGCGAGCTCCTCGCTCCTCTTGGCGTTGAGCGCGCCTACAAGGGCTTCTACCACCTCATCGACGACTTCGCACCTCGTTGGAACTGGAGTGGCAGCGCCTGGGTCCGTGTTCCGCATTACGTTCGTAGCACTACTGGCACCTTTAATACTGGTTCCGGCCGTTGGGACATCAATCCTGACTACCTTACTGCTACGTACGAAGATACCTTCGTGTTCCACACTGATGTGTTGGAGTGCATGATTCCCGCCCCAATCACCGCTCCTGGCGGCAACACTAAGTTCGACCCTGTCTCGTACATGGGCGAGTTTAAGTGGCTCAACATCCGTGACACTGCCGACAATCCTGACGGCACCATCGGATATTTCCGCGCTGTTCTTAGCTCTGGAAGTAAGCCCGTGTTCCCTGAATGGGGCTATGTGATTCGTCACGCACGTTGCGATTCCTCGCTCGGACTCCTCAGCTGCTAATAAGTAGCTGCTCTGGCATGAACGGCCAGCCTCGTTAAACGCGGGGCTGGCCAAGCCTAGCATAAATTATATGAAAAGTTCTATTTCTTTTCCCGCTCCTAATGGTTTTTCGGCTCCAGAGGACTCTAAACCCGGTCAGCCTTTTGAAGTAATGGCCACTGTTGTAATGGGTGGTGACGGGCTATTGACGCTTAGCGCTGTTGATGGAGTACCTGTGGCAAACTCTGAATACGATGAGGAAGCCGAAAACGAAAGCTCAGCTGAGTCTGAAGCCGAAAACCAGACTGAAACTGGTGAGAATGAGATTCCTCCAGGAGAAGGTTTTTTGATGGCTATCGAAAAGGGGGCTTCTAAAAGCATGAAATAGCGGTCGTAACTCCGTAATTTAATGAACTGGGTTTTTGATCTAGATGAGCGAACTATTTTGGATGCTGACGAAGGTGGCAAGGTATCTTCTTTCCCTTTGTCGTTTCCGGACAAATACCCAATTAAGATTTCTTTACGTAAGTACAATTCCAACTACAGAGTTGACGGGAATCTAGCTATTGCTGTTAAGCAATCTAAGTTGCCTAACTCCGATTATCTTGCTTTAGGGCTAATTCCTATTGTTTCTGTTGGGAATAGCGAATACTTTGGGGAACTAAACTTAAACACTCAGGAGGTCGACGATCTTTTAGACTCAATTGAGTCTAACGCCAGAGTAAAAACTAAAGTTATAAACGCTTCTTTAGAGGTGACTTTAGTTAGTGATGAAGAGGAGGTATCTTGTCTCCCTATAAAAGCTTCGATCTCGCGACGTAGTTTCATTTCCGGAAACCCAGGGCCTACTGTTTCTGTAAGCTCTTTAGCAACTCAATCTGAAGCCGAAGCTGGGGTAAGCAATGTTAATTGGATGTCCCCTCTAAGGACATTCCAAGCCATAAGTAATCGGCTTTCTGGCATCGAGTTTATGTAACTATGCCTGTAAAATCTATACAGTTTGGAGTGCCTAGCACTAGCCCGTCACCCCCAACTACAGGAGTGAAGTTGTTTTATGGGGCTGATGGCGTCTTTAAAACTGTAGCGCCTGATGGGTCTGTAGAAGAAATATCTGGAGGAGGCGGTGGCGGCGGTAACGCAAGTGTAGTTTTTGGCCCCACCGCACCGGAGAACCCGTATCAAGGTCTAAGGTGGGTAAATACAAGTGATGGTAGAATTTACGATTGGGTTGATTCTTTTTGGGTGGAGCTAACTGGTGTTGGTGGTGGAGGAGGCGCTCAAGGAGTTCAGGGTTCTCAAGGGCTACAAGGCCCAAGTGGGGGAGCTCAAGGAGACCAGGGCGTGCCAGGTGTGCCGGGGCCGCAAGGAGCCCAAGGAGATCAGGGTTTTCAAGGAGATCTCGGCGTACAAGGAGCACAGGGAGACCAAGGTTACCAAGGCCCCCAAGGAGATCAGGGTTTTCAAGGAGATCTCGGCGTACAAGGAGCACAGGGAGACCAAGGTTACCAAGGCCCCCAGGGAGATCAGGGTTTTCAAGGAGATCTCGGCGTTCAAGGGGCGCAGGGAAGTCAGGGGGCGCAGGGATTTCAGGGAGACCAAGGATCAGATGGCGTGCAAGGAGACCAAGGTAGTTTTGGGCAGCAAGGCTACCAAGGCGAAACTGGAGCTGGCTTTCAAGGGTTCCAGGGCCTGCAAGGTTCTGTTGGGCTGCAGGGGCTTGTCGGGACTCAAGGCATTACTGGAGCTCAGGGCGCTCAAGGACGCCAGGGGAGCCAAGGTGATCAAGGCGGGTCTGGAGCTCAAGGATACCAAGGGCAGGGGTTTCAAGGTTCTTCGGGCCCTCAAGGACTACAGGGCTCTCAGGGGTTGCAAGGCAGCCAAGGAGCTTCTGGGGTTAACGGAACTAACGGGTTTCAAGGTTTCCAAGGTACGGCAGGCCCTCAAGGAATTTCTGGTTTGCAAGGTTTTGTAGGCGCGCAGGGTTCCCAAGGAAGCCAAGGACTTCATGGGCCGCAGGGTTTTGTTGGGGTGCAAGGCCCAGCAGGCAATCAAGGCGGTATAGGTTCACAAGGCTCTCAAGGACGGCAGGGAAACCAAGGCGAACAAGGCAATTTAGGTTTTCAGGGCGCTCAAGGTAACCAA